TTGAGGAAGGACGGTTTATTGTCTATAGAACAAGAGACAAAAAAGTAATGAAAAACATTAATTACTACAGACCGGATTTACATCAGTTCTTTAGTGATGAGGAATTACAAAGGTTTTATGAGGTTGAAACAATAATATAATGGAAATATTTATAGGTATTGCAATGGGTATGGCTTTAATGTATGCTATAATGGATTTATTCCATGACATATTTAAACGTGAAAAAGATATTTAATGTATAAAAAATGTTACGCAACTAAAATAAAGGAAAATAAATACAAAATCCATTTGTGGGATGAAGGAGGATATGATGAAATTGAATGGTGGAATACTGCATATAAAGAAGACCCTAATGGTAAATTAGTTGGTTTAAAGGGTGAAACACTAACCAAAACAAACCAATGGTACAGAAGTGATCCAGATTTACATTTTCATGATATAAAACCACACCAAAAATTTCTAATAGAAAAATATGGGGTAAATGATGAGCCTTCTACTGGACATAAAGAATTATTTTTTGATATTGAGTGTGAAATAGGAGGTGCATTAACAAAAGAATATATCGAAAGTGCACCAATGCCTATTACTTCTATAGCTTGGTGGGATAAAACCGAAGACCATTGGGCGATATTAGTTTTAGATAAAAAAAATGTATTATCTCACACTAAAACAGGTGAAAATAAAAACAAAGAAATCATACCTGTAAAAACCGAAAAAGAATTACTAGGTAAGTTTATAGAATGTTTTAGAGATATTAATCCTGATATTTTAATAGGTTATAATAGTGATTATTTTGATATTCCTTATTTATATTATAGAATTTGTAATGTATTAGGGGAAGAATTTGCTAGTTATTTATCTCCTATAGGTAAGGTTAAAACCGAGAAAAAATCCTGGTTTAAAACAAAAGAAGGTAAATGGATATCAGCTTGGGCTAAAAGAGACCAATTTGTAGACATTGTTGGGGTTGAATCTTTAGATTATATTCGTTTACATAAAAAGTATAGTTGGAAAGATGAACCTAGTTATAAATTAGATGCTATTGGAGAAAAATATGCGGGTGTAAATAAAATTGAATATGAAGGTAATTTAGATAGATTATTTGAAACTGATATTCATAAGTTTATTGAATATAACTTTATGGATGTTAAGATATTAAAGTTATTAGATGAAAAACTCCAATATATTGCTTTAACTAAAAACATTTCACATAAAGGTAAACATAATTACAGCGAAGTATATTCTAATAGTGTTACTCAAGATGGAGCCATATCTGCTTATTTGTTATCTCAAAACATAATTCCACCTTATAGACCATCTGGTAAAAAAGATTTAGATTCAACTTATGCTGGAGGTTATTTATTTTGTCCTAAAGCGGGATTATACAAGTATATGTTTGATGAGGATTTAACATCGCTGTATCCATGTATAATTATGTCTATTAACATAGGCCGAGAAACTTTGGTGGGACATATCGTAACATCAGATGACCGTAATAATCGCTTGGGCCTTAACGACTTAAAAGAACGCGATCCTGAGGAAGAATTATTAGTTGAAAATTCAAAAGGTAGACAAACATATGTTAGTACTGAAAAATTAATATCAATGATTGAACAGGACAACTTAGCTGTATCAGCTAATGGGTGTTTCTTTACTCAAGACAAAGAATCGGTATTAGCAACAGTTTTAAATATTTGGTTTGATGAAAGGGTTATATATAAAAATAAAATGAAGAAAGCATTTAAAGAAGGTAACAAAACAGAAGGGGAACATTACCATCTAATGCAATATACAATGAAGATTTTACTTAACTCCTTATATGGAGCTACTGCTTTGCCTACCTTTAGGTATGGTTTACCTAAATACATGATTAGTAGAGCTATTACATTATCAGGGCATAGAATTATTCAAGAAAGTGCATTATGTGCTAACAGGCATATGAATAAAGTATTACGTAACGAGATTAAACTAGAAATATGACATTAAAAAAACAATCTATTAGAAGCAACCAGACAGTTACAGAGGTTATTGGTAATGAAGAAAAACCCCTTACTAAAGAAGAACTGATAACTAGAAGTGAAGAATGGAATGACGTTCAAACCAACTTCTTTAAAAAAATGCTTAAACAAGGAGGTAACTTTAAAGTTGCTGGGGTTAAGTATAAAGTAGAAGTAAAAGAAAGAAACGATGTTAATTCTAAAGGAGAAAAACCAGTAAAAGTCCCACCATTACCAGGAGAAAGAACATTTTAATATGAATATACTAGAAACACTTTTAATACTACTCTGTTTACCTTTGTCATTTCTATTTCATTTAATAGTTTATGAAAATCACTGGGAACAGAAACCTTTAACTAGAATCTTATTAGGTCTAACTGTATTAGCTGTACCATTTTTAATAATTATAGCATGAAAATAGAAATTTCACACGGAGAATTATTAGATAGAGTATCAATTTTAGAAATAAAAAAACTAAATATGGTAAATCCCGATAATCTAGCTAATGTTGAAGTTGAATTTTTAAAATTAAATCAGGGTGTTATAGATTTATTTACAAAAAATGGTAAAGAAATTAAAGTATTATATTTGGAGTTGGCTAAAGTAAATCGTATATTATGGGATCTCGAAAATAAAGTTAGAGATAAAAGCATAAGTGATAAAGAATTTAGAAAATCATCAAGAATGATATTTACATATAATGAAGTTAGAAGTCAATTAAAGAATGACATTAACATTATATCGGGATCAAATTTTAAAGACGTAAAAGAATATAGATGAAGCACTTACAAGATACTCCATGGTGGATTTGCGATGAGAAAGATACAAATCTTTGTGCCTATGTAGACACAGATTCGAATTATTTTAATGCCGAACCTCTGTTAATGCATCTATATCCTAATTTTGAAGAATTTACAGATAAGGAAAAGGATAATATTCTAGAAAAGGTAGCATTAAAGTACCAAGATGTTATTAATGAAGATTATAATAGACTAGCACGTGAAGCATTTAATGTTAAAACACATAGATTAGAAATGAAAACTGAATGTGTTATACGTTCAGCTTATTTTAGAGCAACTAGACGTTATGCTCAATGGATTACAAAACAAGAAGGAGTTGATAAAGAAACACTAGACATTAAAGGTTTAGAGTTTATGAAAGCTAATTTCCCGCCTATTTTAGGGGAGTTTTTTAATGATATTTTACAACAAGTTTTAAAGGGTGAGCAGAAAGACAGTATCCTTGAGCAAGTTAAAGTATTTAAAGAAAAAATATTAGATGGTACAATCCCACTAACTAAATTAGGTAATCCAACTAGAATTAATAAAATAGATAAATATCAAGGTAGAAATACTAGAGCAGGAGAAATATTTACTGAGATTCTTAAACCATTAAGTAAAAAGAAAGAAGGTAAAGCTCAAAGGCAATTAGGAGCACCTGCACCTGTTAAAGCAGCAATTAGATATAATGATTTATTAAAATTGTGGCAATTAGACAAAAAATACCCTTTAATGACTAATGCAGATAAAATCAAATGGATTCATTTAAGAGAAAATCCATATAAAATAGATGGTTTAGCATTTTTTGATCACGAAATACCAGCTAAAGTACAGGAATTCTTAAATCAATATGCTGATAGAAAGAAAGTATTTGAGTCAATTCTATTAAACAAATTAGAAGGATTTTTTAGCGATTTAGAATGGTCTTTAGATTTAAATCCTTACATTAATTCATTAAATTCCTTTGAAATTTAAAATAAAAGTTGTACCTTACATATTATGATAAACAAAAATTCACTAGAGTCCGTAATTCAAAAATATTATTTAAATGGTTTAAATAACCAAGTTAAATGGAGAATTAAAGATAATACTTTAACAGTATATGCAGGCGTTAAAGGTAGAGCCTGTAAAGTGTTTTTAGATGATTTTAATTTTGCTGATTGTGAATTAGGGATATTTGATACTCATAAATTAAGTAAATTATTATCAATCACTTCAGGTGAATTAATGATTACTACTGAAAAAAATAACCAATTACATAGAAAATTATATTTAGCTGACAATAATTATTCATTAGATTATTCATTAGCTGATCCATTAATAATGGGTAAAGTAACTTGGTATGAAGATGCTGATGAAAATATTGATGTTGAATTAGATGTATCTTCTGATGATATTAGCTATTTAATTAAAGCTAAAAATGCTTTAAATGATGTAGACCAAATGTTAATTCAAACAACAGAAGATTTAGATGGAAGTCCTATTGTTGAGTTTTTATTTGGGGATAAAGAAGGTTTTTCAAATAAAATCACATATCAAATACAAGGTGAAATAAAAGATAAAGATATTCAAATGCCTTTTGATTCTAACGTATTTAAAGACATATTAAGTAGTAACAAAGACATGGATAGTTGTAATATTAAATTATACAAAAAAGGTATGATGAAGATAGAATTTCATGGGGAATTAAGTAACAAAAAATCAAGTAGTATTTATTATATAGCTAGAAACGAATAAATTAAAATTATGAGCAAAATTAAAAAAACAGATAGTAATTCAGATAGTCCTTATGGACAAATACATTCGAATGAATTTAAAGTAAGTAAAAAACCTGATACTAGATTATGGGTAGTAGATAATTTTTATGAAGATCCAGATGCACTTAGAGCATATGCCTTAAAACAATATTATTTTGATGATCCCGGATACTTAGGTATGCGTACTAGAAAACAACATTTCTTTGATGGTGTAAAAGAGGAATTTGAAAAAATAATGGGTCTAAAAATTACTGGACAAAAAATGTGGGAAGAGTATGGAATGAATGGTAGATTCCAATCAGCAATAGCTGGTACTTCTTTAGTTTATCATTGTGACCAACAATTATGGGCTGGTATGATTTATTTAACACCAAATGCTCCAGTATCTTCAGGAACAAGGTTAATGCAACATAAAGAAACTAAGGTTAGACATAGTCACGACCAAATTAAACAAGAAGATGGTAGTGTGCTTACTATTGATAATGCTTTTAACCAACACACATTTGTTGATCCACATCCTTACGAAAATGTTGATGTAGCAGGTAATGTATATAACAGATTAGTAATATTTGATGCACATTCAATTCATGCAGCTCAAGACTATTTTGGTCATGATATAGAATCAGGAAGATTATGGCAAATGTTTTTCTTTGATGCAGAATAACTTGGAGGGGCGACTTTTCGTTCGTATATTATATGTATAATAAAGTAACATGCAGCTAGGGCGCGTAGTTATGTTTTAATTTAACCGGAAGCTTCGGCTCCATAAAAACAAATGATATGAGTACATTACAACTATTAGAGAGGCACTTAAGTCCTTTCGACATTCTATTTAAGAATCACTTCAATGCTGAGGAGAAATTCGCACCAGCATTAAATTCCAAACAACCACACCCACTTAATATTTTCTATGATGACATAGGACTTCATTTTGAAGTTGCCTGTACTGGGCTAACTAAAAAAGATGTTATCCTTAATATCGAAGGGGATGTTTTAGAAATAACCTATAAAAAATCTGAAGATAAAGGAGATGATTTTGAAGGTTATATTTATCATGGTCTATCTAAAAAATCTTTTGACTTAAGATATAAGATAGCTCCTAAATTTGATTTATCAATTACTGAAGCAGAAATGCTTAATGGTTTATTGACAATCTTTATTCCCTTAGCTGATGAAGCTAAACCAAAGTCTATTAAAATAAAATAAAGGTAATTTAAGAAAAGCGTGTCCTAGCGATGTTTCTTTCGTATATTTACGTAACATAAAATAATAAAAGTTATATGGCAAGAAAAGCTAAAAGTCTAACAAAGATCGAGGATCCACGTTTAGAACCGTATTTTATCACTAAAGATGATAATTGTTACACCGTTAATGAACGGGTTATTCCCAATCAAGACCATTTTAGGTCTAAAGGGAATATCAAAGAGTATGCAAAACCCCAAAGTTATTATGCTGATCTAGGTATGGCGTTGGAGTATATAGCAAAAAACTCTCTACATAATAGAGAAACAAATGACCTAGATCAAATAATCGAGAAATTTAAATTAATAGAAACAAACATTAAAAGTTACACAAATGAAATTAGAAGCACTATTTAACGCGGTTATCGTAAAACCTATTGAAAACGAAGAAGTAAAATACGGGGGAATCATTGTTCCAGATATGGGCAAGGATTTAAACGAAAAGGGGGAAGTTATTGCTGTTGGTCCTGGACAACCGACACAATTTGGAAGTTTTTTAGAAACAATATCAAAAGTAGGAGATATTGTAGTGCTACCAACCCAAGGTTTTACTAAATTAGTATATGATGGAACTGAGTACTTAATTGGACCAGAAAACCAAATACTAGCTAGGGTAAAAAGAGAAATAAAAGTATCTGAAGTATTAGAAGATACAAAGGAAAACTTAACATCAGAGGAAATTAACGATTTAAAATACAACAAATAATGAAAAAAGTAGAATTTGGCTCTGAAGCAAGAGCAAACTTAGTAAAAGGTATTGATATTTTAGCAGATGCTGTAGTTTCAACCTTAGGACCTAATGGTCGTAATGTAGTAATTGGAAGGGGTATTTTAGATGCACCTCAAAGTACTAAAGATGGTGTTACAGTTGCTAAAAATATTGTATTAAAAGAACCTAACCAAGAATTAGGAGTACAATTAGTAAAATGGGCTGCAATTAAAACAGCTGACAAAGCAGGTGATGGTACAACAACATCAACTTTACTAGCTAGAGCAATGGTAAAAGATGGATTAAAAAGTCTTGACCAAGGAGATAATGCAGTGCAGATAAAAAGAGATATTGATAAAGCAATTAAAGAGGTGTTATACACTTTAAATAATGACATATCAGAAGATATTTCAAACGAAGAACAATTAGAACAAATTGCTACTGTATCTGCTAACAACGATGTTGAAGTAGGAAAATTAATTTCAACAGCAATTGATAAAGTTGGATTAAAAGGTGTAGTACATATAGAATCATCTAAAACAGGAGATACTTACATTGAAACTGTTGAAGGTATGCAATTTGACAGAGGTTATAAATCACCTTATTTTGTTACTGATAATAATACAATGACATCAGTATTAGAAAATCCAGCTATATTAATGATAGATGGGAAATTAAATTCAGTAAAAGAGTTATTACCAATTTTAGAAGCAGTAGGTAGCCAAGGAAGATCGTTATTAATTATCGCTGATGATGTTGATAATGAAGCATTAGCTACTTTAATTGTAAACAAAATGAGAGGTACTTTAGCTGTATGTGCTGTTAAATCCCCAGAATTTGGAGATAAAAGAAAGTTAGTATTAGAAGATATAGCTATTACAACAGGAGGTCAGGTATTCAGTAAAGAAAAAGGAATGAAACTTGATAAATTTAGTTGGGAGTGGTTTGGAGAAGCAAGAGTAGTAACCGTTGAAAAAGAACAAACTACAATTGTTGATGGTAAAGGAGAAGTTGAAGCTATTGAAAAAAGAATTGATGAATTACAGGTTCAAATAGATAAAGCAAATACTCCATATGAAGTAGAGCAACTACAAAATAGACTATCTAAATTTACAGGTGGTGTAGCTATAATTCATGTTGGTGGATTTACAGAAACTGAAATGCAAGAAAAGAAAGATAGAATTGATGATTCATTACATGCAACTAAAGCTGCTATCGAAGAAGGTATTGTACCTGGAGGAGGAGCTGCTTTATTATATGCTAGAGAAAGTATTAATGTTAACAACGTTGGTGCTAAAATAGTTTATAATGCTTGTGGTAAACCATTTGAACAAATTTTAATTAATGCAGGTTATTCTCAAACTGATGCTCAACTGTTAGGTAAATACAAATTAGTTGATTCAGGCGATAATAATTGGGCAGGAGTTGATGTTGAATCAGGTGAAGTAATTAACTTTAAAGAAGCAGGTATTATTGATCCAACTAAAGTAACTAGATCAGCATTACAAAATGCAGCATCAGTAGCAGGTACAATTTTATTAACCGAATGTACTATAACTGATGATAAAGATTCAGATGAATTTAAACAAAATGGAAACGGAAACGGAGTTCCACCAGTAAACCCAGGATTTTAATAAGTAAATAAATAAATAACTAAAAAACAATTATGAACAAACAAGAATTATTTGAGGCAATTGAAGAAAATTTCAATACCTTAGTAGCAGAACACAGTGGTACTACTAAAGCATCACAACAGAGAGCAAGAAAAGCAGCAATGAAGATTAAAAATCTAATTTCTCCTTATAAAAAAGCATCTGTAGCAGAATCTAAATAATTTAATTGGGGGAGCTTGTCTCCCCCATTTATTTTTCGTATATTACGGCCATGTCAAAAACAAAAATAACAGAAGAAAATATCTTAATTGCTCGTAGAGTTCCACCAGGAGATAAGTGGAGACTAGTTGCAAATGAACCAGATGGTCCTACACATCCATCTCTAACAAATACTTTAGAGGCTTATATGGTAAAAACAGGATTTAAAGGAGAATATAGATTAGCACCACTTAAAAGTGAACTATTTGCTATATCTACAACAAAAGAAGAAATTAAACCAGAACCAATACAAAAGTATTCCATATATGGAGAGTATTAGAAAAAATAGTTTATTGAATGAAAAGTATAGACCTATCAGTCTAGATACATATGTTGGTAACAAACAGTTAAAAACATCAATATCTAAACAGTTAGATCAAAATGACATTCAAAACTATTTATTTTATGGACCTGCAGGTACTGGTAAAACAACATTATCTAAGATAATAATTAACAATTTAGATTGTGATTATATTTACATTAATGCCTCTGATGAACGTGGTATAGAAACTATTAGAGATAAGGTTTCTAGCTTCGCAATGGTAGCATCATTTAAACCTCTTAAGGTTGTAATACTAGATGAAGCTGATTTTTTAACCATTAACGCACAAGCGTCACTTAGAAACATTATAGAAACATACTCAGTTACAACACGTTTTATTTTAACTTGTAACTTTGTAGAACGTATTATTGATCCATTACAATCCAGGTGTCAAACAATTAAAGTTGTTCCACCAACTAAAAAAGAGGTCGCTGTACATTTAGCTAGTATTTGTGATAAGGAAAGCATAAGTTATGAACCTAAAGCCATTGGTAAAATTGTAAATAAGTTCTATCCGGACTTACGTAAAATGCTTAATACTATTCAAGCAAGCACTATTAAGGACAAGTTAACACTAGATGATTCTTTGCTTGTAAGTACTAGCTATATGACCTCTATTATTGATGAATTAAAAAAACCAAAATCATCATTTACTAAAATTAGACAAATTATTGCTGATGCAAACGTAGATGATTTTGATGAATTATTTAGATTTTTATATGAAAATGCTTCTAAATACATCCCAGGTAAAGAGGGTACAGTTGCTATTTTAGTAAATGAACATTTATATCAAGCTAATTTTAGAATTGATAAAGAAATTAATATAATGAGTTTAATCCAGAATATAATTAATAATAAATAAAGTGAAATTAATCAAAAACAAAGAAAAAATGAAAAATCAAGGAAATCCCGGTGGTCAACAACCTCAAATGAATGTTGACTTAACTACAACAGAAGGACTATTAAATTCAGAAGGTAAAAACATCTTTGAATCAGCAGTCATTCTTAGAAAAATTAGTAAATTTATTACAGGTACTGATAGTGATGCAGTAATGCCAATACCAGTATTTATTGATCCATATACTAAAAAAATAGTAGCAGATGGTATCCCAGTAGAATTAAGAGAAGAATTAGCTGAGGAAAGTATACTATTAACAGGTGGTATCGATTCTAAATAATGAAAAACATTTGGGATTGGTTAAATCAAATCAACTCAATTAAAGCTGACCCTAACTCCTTTTCTAATAAAGATTGGGAGTTATGGAATAGTTACATGGTACATAGATTTTTATCTATGAATCCTGATTTTTTGGATATAGTAAATTTTGTTCAAAAAATAAACCCACAAAATAAAAAAGAAATATACTCTGTTTATAAAGAATACATTCCTAAAAATAAAAAATGGAGTAAATATATTAAATCTAAAGTAAAACAATCAAATAAAGATTTAGTAGAACATTTATCATCATATTGGGAATGTTCATCAAAAGAAACAAGAGAATACATAGAAATTTTGGATACCGACGAAATAGGTCGTATATTGACGTCAATAGGGTTAAATAAAAAAGAAATTAAAACAATATCAAAATGACAAAAGAATTATACAATATGTTTATGACATCTGCAGAAGCAGATAAAGCTAAGGCACTTTTATCACTAAACTTATTAGGTGATAAAGGAGTTGGTATTGGTGATCATTCAACAGGTGATTATTATAAAAATGCCGAAGAAGCACTCATAATGTTAGTTGACGCTGATGACAGAATTGCTACTTTAAATTTATATTTTGGTCATAATTTAACAAATAAAACACAAGTTAATGGGTAGTTCCATATCTAAATACCACGAAACTATGAGCAGTAGAGAAATTTCGGATGCAAAATCCCCAAAATCAGATATAGCTATCTTTGAAGAAGAATATTCTGAATTATCAAATGAATTTAAAATTATACAAGAGGAAATGTATGAAATGTTTGCTCGTAAACATATGGATTATGGTTTAAATAATATTGCTTTAGGTGGTGATTTAACTAATAAAGATGATAAAAAATTCTCATTAACAGGGTTATGTATCAGACTTACAGACAAAATTTCACGTCTTAAAAATCTATTAATTAATGGTAGATCATTTGTTAAAGGTGAAGGTATGGAAGATACATTTATTGATATTGCTAATTATGGGATAATTGGTCTTTTAGTAGGTCGTGATAAATGGAAAAAATAAAATGGCTAAGAAGAAGTTTGATACAGTTGAACAAGAAAGATATCAGGATAAAGATAAAAGGGTTATAGACTGTTTTACTTTTTATAATGAATTAGATATGCTTGAATTCCGATTAACGGAATTAGACGATGTAGTAGATACTTTTATATTAGTTGAAGCAACCCAAACACATTCGGGAAAACCAAAAGAATTAAATTTCCTAAAAAATAAAAAAAGATTTAAAAAGTGGTTACATAAAATATACTATTATGTAGTAGACGATTTACCTATAGGTGAAGATAGCAAACATGATTGGTTCCGAGAGGAATACCAAAGAAATGCTATAAAAATACCATTAAGCCATTTATCACTAAGTCCCCTTGATATAGTAATACTATCAGATTTAGATGAAATACCTGATACAAATACTATAAAAGAATTTCATAGAACTTCAGTACCTTATGGCTCAATTGGAATGTGTATGGATTGGTATTATTATAATTTAACTACTAGGTTAAATGCATTAAAGGATCCAATAAAAT